GGGTCTCGCTGACGTCCAAGATGCCTACCTCTCAGACAAGGTGAAGTTGCGCGATGAGCTTGAGAAGATGTTCGGCAACTTCAAGGACATAGCAGTCTCCCTGATACTGATGTCAGACACTCTCGCTGGCGCTGGGATGGCAAATCCCCTGGTTGCACTTGTTGGATCAGTCGCCACAACCTCAGCAGCCCTCATGACTACAATGGTCACAGACTACGAAGATGTCATACCAAGCATCGCTAAGTTCTTCGCAGGTCTTCCATCACCTATTAGATCTATGGTACTAAAAGGTTTGGTGCAGATTGACTCCAACATCACTTACGACTCATTCCTGAAGATGATAAAGCGTGCTGGCGAGATGTACAGCGCAGTCAATCTCGATGATAACGGAAATGAAGATCTATACGGCGATCAGTCACTGCAGGAGATCAAGCGCAAGAAGCGGAAGTTTAAGAAGGAAGCCTCGGGCGTGGGCGGTATAGCAGGGTTCACTGGCCCGATGTCAGACTTTAAGACGCCATCGAGGCGCAATGATTTTGAGAAGACAGCAGCAAAGTCGTTCGGAGGATCTCACATTGATGAGATTGACGAGTCGGCTAGATACATCGTGAGAGGTCGTAGATCTCTCATAAAAGCACTTACAGATTAATTTCAACTTTATTGAAAACCCTTACCTTCGTGGGATACTATCCCATGGCAATACTGGTAGCTAATTCTTAAATCTCTAAGAAACGGTACTAGATCTTGCATTTTAACTGGAGTAAAAAATGGCTATTGACATCGAAGCAATCAAGAAGAAGTTTGGTGCCCTGAGTGGCAACAACAGGCGCGGCAACATGAACTGGAAGCCTAAGGAAGGTGAAGAGTACACCATCCGCCTCCTAAGCTTTCCCAACAATGAAGGCCAGCCTTTCAAGGACTTCTGGTTCTACTACAACATCGGTAACAATCCCGGTCTTCTTGCTCCCTACCAGTTTGGCAAGCCCGATCCGATCCAAGAGCTGATCAACAAGCTTCGTGAGGATGGCTCCAAGGAGTCTTACGAGCTTGCTAAGAAGCTCTACGCTAAGATGCGTTGCTATGCTCCTGTCATCGTTCGAGGTGAGGAAGACAAGGGTGTCCAGATCTGGTCATTCGGTAAGCAGGTCTACCAGACCATTCTAGGCATCATCCTCGACGAGGACTACGGAGACATCACCGACCCTTACGATGGCCGCGATGTTAAGATCACATGCAACCGTCCTGCTGGCAAGAAGTACGCTGAGACAGCTGTGATGCCAAAGGGTAAGAACAGTGCACTCCACAGCAACGCTGCACAGGCGAAGAAGTGGATTGATTCTGTCCCTGACCCCAACACGATGTTCGAGACCAAGTCCTTCGAAGAGCTTTCCAAGATCGTTAATGACTGGATTGCTGGCGGTGCTGAGTCTGGTGATGGAACTGAGAAGGGCGGCAAGGCTCCCGCATCCACGGATGACGAAGCGCCCCGTAGCACCCGTGATCGTGCTCCTTCCAAGGAGCACCGTTCACTTGACGATGCGTTCTCCGATCTCATGGACGACTAACACATAGTCACAGCAGGCGTAGGGAAACCTACGCCTGACTTGTGTAAAGATTTCACTTACTGCTTAATATTGAAAAGGAGATAAGATGGCAAAACCTAAGATTATGACAGATGCCCAGGCAGATGACTTCACCACTGAACTCATCTCATCACTCAACAAGGATCACGGATCTCGTATCGCTTACAATCTTTCAGTCGATACCTCACCAACCCACGTGAAGCGCTGGATCTCGAGCGGGTCAAAGCAGCTTGATCTCGTCGTCTCTAATCGCGCCAACGGTGGTCTGCCTGAAGGCAGAATCATCGAGATCTTTGGTCCGCCATCAATTGGCAAGTCTCACATCGCGACTCAGATAGCCCGTTCAACCCAGCATATGGGTGGAATCGTTGTCTACATCGACACTGAGAACGGTACATCAGTCGAGAATCTCGCAGCGCTTGGAGTTGATGTCTCTAAGAGATTCGTCTATGTCGATACACACTGCACTGAGGAAGTGCTTGACATCGCTGAGAAGACGATCTTGAAGGCTAAGGCGATGCAGAAGAATGTTCCTATCACGATCGTGTGGGACTCAGTCGCTGCAAGCTCTCCTAAGGCTGAGCTTGAAGGTGCTTACGACAAGGATACTATTGGTCTTCAAGCTCGAGCGATCTCAAAGGGCATGCGCAAGATCACTGGTGTCATCGGTGACCAGAACGTGCTCTTCGTAATCCTCAACCAGATTCGCACGAAGATCGGTGTTATGCACGGTGACCCGACGACGACACCTGGCGGCATGGCGATTCCATTCCACGCTTCGGTCCGTCTCAAGCTAGGTGCTGGACAGCAGATTGAGAACAAGCAGGGTGAGGTCATCGGCATCCATGTATGGGCAAAGACCATCAAGAACAAGGTTGCGCCGCCCTTCCGCAAGGTTGATTTTAGAATCATCTTCGGGAGAGGTATCGAGGAACACGAGGAAGTGTTCGACGTCCTACGAGAGCACGGTCCTGACATGGTCAACAATCACCAGGTGACTGTTGAGGGAGCAGGTGCTTGGAAGTCTATCAAGGTTGTGAACGAAGCCAGTGAGGTGATCATTGACAAGAAGTTCCACAAGCCAGATTTCGGTGATATGTGGAAAGATCCCGTCTATAAGACCTGGATCGATGGCATGCTTGAGAAGTGCCTCATTAGAACCTCTGTCACTGCGGACGATGTTGACATCGATCCTGAGTCCTACGAAGAGATAAGGGCACTACGAGATCATGTTATGAGTCCTGATGCCGCCTAGACGGATATTACTCGTGGATGGTATGAACTTGTTCATCCGCGGGTTTACCGCAAATCCTACCACCTCTACAGCGGGTAACTACGTTGGAGGGGTGGTAGGCTCTTTGAACACAATCCAGCACGTCGTTGACATGTTCAGGCCTGATAGGGTCTACGTCGCCTGGGAAGGTGGCGGTTCTCCGCGCAGGAGAGCTATTTACCCTGATTACAAGGCGAACAGACGGCCTCAAAAGCTCAATAGATTCTATGAATCAACAGAGATTCCTAACACGACTCAGAACAGAGACTATCAGGTCAGGCTGCTGGTTGAGATACTCAAGAACACACCTGTCTGCCAGATCTACGTCTCAGACTGTGAAGCAGACGATGTGATTGGCTATCTCGCAAAGAATACACTCAGGGAAGACGATGTGACAATCTTGTCGTCTGACAAGGACTATTACCAGCTTCTCACGCGGAACAACATTAGGATCTACACGCTTGGCAGCAGGAAGATCATCGACAGGTCTGTCGTTGAGAAGGAGTGCGGTTCCCTACCTGAGAACTTTGCACTCATGAAGTCAATCTGCGGCGATGACTCTGATAACATCAAGGGTGTTCCTGGGTTCGGCTTCAAGACAGCTTCCAAGCGCATCCCGTTGCTGCTGGAGAAAGTTGACGCATCGATTGATGATGTTATAGCACTCGCGAAGGAAAATGCAACAGGCAGCAACGCACCTAAGGCGTACAAAGCGCTGGTTGAGAATGAGGGTATCATTAGGCGCAACTGGAAACTTGTTCATCTCGATGTCTCAAACATCGCGGCTAGCCAAGTTAAAAAAGTAAACGATATAGTTGAAAACTACCAGTCAGCCAGGAATAAAATGCAGTGTATTAGGATTCTGCTGCGGGAAGGAATCCAGACATACGACATTGATCGGTTTTTCGCCTCACTCAATCACGTTGGAGTCCTGTAATGGTCGAGCATGAAGCCCTGTTCAAGCAGTACGGTAAGCAGTTTCAGGAAAAGATCTTCCAGTCGCTGCTAACCGATAGGACATGGTCAGCACAGATGGCAGAAGTGATGACGCCATCCTACTTCGAACTCAAGTATCTCGAGTTTCTAACAGAGAAGTACTTCTCATACTACACCAAGTACAAGGATTTCCCGACACTACAGCTTCTGATCTCGATCATTCGAGATGATCTCCGCGAAGGTAAGGACGCGCTTCTCAGAGATCAGATTGTAGACTTTCTGCAGAGAATTCGTACAAATCCTGACGTCGGAGATCTGCAGTACATCAAGGATAAGACACTTGACTTCTGCAAGAAGCAGGCGATGAAGGATGCTCTTGAGAAAGCGGTTGATCTCATCGCTACTGACAACATGGATCCTGTCATCGATCTCATGAGGCATGCTCTGAGTGTTGGAACACCACAGTCCATCGGGCATGACTTCTTTGCAGACTGTGAAACTCGCTTCATGAAGATCAGGCGCATTACCATCCCGACAGGAATGGAGTTGCTTGATAAGTCTGATGTTCTGAATGGTGGACTAGGGTCCGGTGAGATCGGTGTCATCATCGCGAACACCGGCGTCGGTAAGTCTCACATGCTTGTCAACCTTGGCTGTGAGGCAATTAGACGTGGCAAGAACGTACTCCACTACACCTTCGAACTATCAGAGACAGCTGTCGGTATCAGGTATGACTCAAATCTCTGCTCAATTCCCTCTAACGAGGTCTGCGACAGGAAGGATGAGATCATCAAATACTATAAAGGAGTTG